TGGGCTTAATGCCTCATCACCTGGATTCACGCCAGTTGCCGATTCGGCATAACGTGTTCTAAGTGTATGGATTTGGCCTACTGGGCCACTCATTGGTTGTACACCTACGAGTTCGTTAGCAATAACAGAAGGCATAACCCTTCTGATTAAAGGTAACATTACTTTGTTTAAAGTTGCAACGTTGCCAGACTGGGTCGCTCCACTTGAAGCTGATTCCTGAAGATATCTTTTAGTATTTTCAAGAACAACATCTAGTGTACCTTTACGAGAACCGTTAAGTCCTTCTAAAAGTGCGTCCTTGGTTGCTGACCAGTTGCTTTCAAATAATTCTGCCATTTCTTATCTCCTAATTTGAAAGTCCGGCTAATTTACGGATATTCTCAATTTCGACAATATCCTGTCCATCTTCAGTTGAAGTCTGAACATTTTTATCACCAGTGTGTTCTGATGTCACTGATTCATTTAATGGCTTTCTAGATTCTTTAGTTAATGCTTCGCCGTCTAAAACACTAGGAAGGTATTTATTAAATTGCTTCTCTAGGTTTTCTGTTTTTACACTTTCTAGTAAATCCACCATTATTTCTTTTTTGCCTTTCGCTAAAGGTTTAAGCAATGTGTCCATACTCTCTTTACGAGCGTACTTGTCATTTGCTACATTCAATTTTGATTCAACTAACTTAGTTGCTTCTGCTTTCGCTTCAACTTCTTTGTTTGCTTCTTCTAATTGCTCTTTAACATGAGCTATTTTCTGTTCTAAATCTTTTACATCTGAAGATTCATTCAAGTAACTTGAACGGTATTCATTTGCAAAGGATTCAAAGATTCTGCGACCGAAATCGTTTTCTCTTGCGGCTGTGATGTCATCTCTAAACTGTTTAACATTCTCTGTTACGATAGTGTTTACAGTTTGTTCGACCTTGTCAGCGGCACGTTTGATAAAGTCTTTTTTGGCTTCTGAAAGTTGTTTCTTACCTTCTGTTACCATTTTAACTTTTTGTTCTACTAATGCTTGTTTGTCTTCGTGGAATTCTTTAAGCTCTCCACTAAGTTGTTCAACAACAAAATCATCAAGTTTAGAAACATGTTCACCAACTTGGGTTCTCTCATCTCTTAACTCTTTGACTTCTTTTGCTAATTGCTCTGCAACAAACTTCTCTAATTTCTTAGAGTGTTCGCTAACAGCCTTTTTGTAAGCAACTCTTTCTTCAGCGACTTTTTGTTTATCTTCAGCAAGTTCAACCATTTCTGCTTCAACTCTTTCTTTGATAAACCCATCAACTGCTTCAACAATAAGACCTTTGTCATGCTCATATCTTTGAGCAAACTCTTCTCTTAATTCTGCTGTAAGTTCCTCACGGGCTTCGGTTAGACGACTTTCCCAGGCCTCAACGATACTGTTACGAATTTCTTCGTTAAGTTCGCTAGATTCGATTAAGTCTTCAAATTTTTCTGCCATAGTAGTCTCCTACCTCAATTTTAATTCATTAATAAAATTAATGATATTTTTATCCAAATGCATTTGTGCGTTTGGCTGTTTATCGTGTGTATAGTCTTGGGCAATATCATATATCATGCTACCACCTCTCATGTTAAACAAAGACTCATAAATGGTCTTTGGATAGGCGTCCGGGGCGGACGGTTGTGCAACAATATCAACGGTAACAATATCAAAATCAGACACACGACCCGATTCATTTACGTTTCCACTTCCTCTACTGCTCACTCCTAATTTAGCACCTGCTTTTAATAAAGCCTTTGCTATATTCCCCATTGGTGTATCAATCACCTTTAATTTACCTAATCCGTTTGAACCATCACATTGCATTTCTGTAATGATATGACTCACACGGTCTAGATTAATTTGAAGTTCTTCTGGATGGTCTAATTCGCCCATCACAGTTTCACCACCTGATAATCTTTCAGTTACGTTTTCAACTGCTTTTTGAATTTCATCTTTTGGATATACTCGTCCATTTTGATTTTTAACATCACCTTGGATGAATAGTCCTGACATGAATAAGTCCTTGCCATCTTGAGATTCAGTAATCTGAACTCTTGATTGCTCCGGACTCATGTATTCATATAATTTACGCATATTGTTCACGTTCCTTAAAACTTATTAAGCCTTTTTAGGTTCAACATTTAAGTTGTCTG